TTGATGAAATTTGGTTATCAGCACAATCAACTCTATCAACGGGTGGAGCGGCAATCGTATTATCTACTCCAAATGGTGTGGGTAACTGGTTTCACAAAATGTGGGTAGAAGGGGAAAGTGGTGCAAATGGATTTAATTGTATCAATTTACATTGGACAGTTCATCCAGAAAGAAATCAAAATTGGAGAGATGAACAAACTCGTATTTTGGGAGCAAAAGGTGCAGCACAAGAATGCGATTGCAACTTCGTTGGTTCTGGAGATACGGTAATAGACCCCGAATTATTAACTTGGTATAAGAACACATATGTAATGGAACCTGTTGAAAAAGCAGGGTTTGATAGAAACCTATGGAAATGGGAATATCCAAATTACAACAAACAATATATGGTTATAGCTGACGTTGCAAGAGGAGATGCAGCCGATTATTCTACTGCACAAGTTTTAGATATTGAAGATTGTTCGCAAGTTGCCGAATATAGAGGAATGATTGATACCAAAGATTTTGGAAACTTTCTTACTGCATTAGCAACCGAATATAATAATGCACTTTTAGTAGTGGAAAATTCAAACGTAGGTTGGGCATGTATTCAACAAGTAATAGATAGAGGATATCAAAATCTATTTTATATGAGTAACGATTTAAAATATATTGATGTTGAAAGACAAATGAGTAATAGGTTTTACAGAGATGAAAGGCAAATGGTTGCAGGATTTTCAACAACAACAAAAACACGTCCTCTTATTATTTCAGCATTAGACACTTATATGAGTGAGAAAGATATTCTTATTCGTAGTGGTAGATTAATAGATGAAATGTTTACATTTATTTGGCAAAATGGTAGAGCAGAAGCAATGAAGGGATATAATGATGACTTAATTATGGCATTAGCAATTGGATTATGGGTTCGTAATACTGCACTTCGTTTAAGACAAGAAGGAATAGATTTAACCAAAAATATGTTAAATTCTGCACACGTTGCTAAATATAGTGGAATGATTACAACAGGCCATTTAAATAGTAATCCATATGAAATGGAAGTGGGTAACAAAGAAATAGAAAATTTAACTTGGTTACTTCGTTAATTTTTTTATATTTATATGTTGAAACTCTTATAGATGACTGAAGATTTAGATAAATGGTTTTAGGAAAAATGGGTAAACATCGGCAAAAAAGTTGATGGAAAACATCCACCATGTGGAACTTCAGGAGAAAAAAGTGGATACGCAAAATGTGTACCTGCTGCAAAGGCAGCTAGTATGAGTAAAAAAGAAAAAGAATCAGCAACTCGTAGAAAAAGAGCAGCACAGAATGATGCAGATAGAGGTGGTAAAGATAGTAAGGGACAAGGTAAAACGCCAATATATGTTTCTACTAAACCAAAAAACGAAGAGTGGAGTCAAAAATATAAAAATAGTATAGATTGCAATAATCCAAAAGGTTTCTCTCAAAAAGCACATTGTGCAGGAAAGAAAAAAAATGAAACCATAAGTATAGAAGAAAAGTTAAATTTATTTTTAGAAAAAAATGTACCAACAGACCCTACTAAATGGGCAGCATCTAAAGCAGCAGCAAAAGCAAAATTTGATGTATACCCATCTGCATATGCTAATGGTTGGGCAGCAAAAAACTATAAATCTAAAGGAGGCGGATGGAGAAAATCTAATGAAAATTTAGCAGAATTAAATACTATACGTGAAGAAGTTTCAAACTTTAGAAAAATAATGCTTTTAGAAAATTTGGTTCAAGAAGATGGGGCAAACAAATTAAAAGAAACTTTAAATATATTAAAAAATAAAAAAAAAGTTTTAATTCTAAGTTGTTCAAATAGATATAATTGGGATGATAAAAATATTGATATACCTAAATCAAAAATTATTGCAACTTATTTAAAAGAAGAGCTTGGTGATAATTGTACATTTATTGATGTATCTGAATTAAATATATCATCATGTGAAGGTAACGTATCAAGAAAAGAAGGAAACCAATGTGGTATCAAAGAGGCTTTGTTAAAAAATGATAATAAAAATCCTTCAGGATATCACAGATGCTGGGCAAGTATTAATAACAAAGAAGATGAATTGTGGAAAATATCAAAAGAATTATTTGAAAGTGATGCAGTTATATTTTTTAGTTCAATAAGATGGGGACAGACAAATATGTACTATCAAAAATTAATTGAACGTTTAACTTGGATTGAAAATAGACATACAACATTAAAAGAAAAAAATATTGTTGAAAATATTGAAACAGGTTTTATATGTGTTGGTCAAAATTGGAATGGTGAAGAAGTTACTAAAGTACAAATGAAAGTTCATGAATTTTATGGATTTAAACCAAACAAAAATTTATATTGGAATTGGCAATATACTAAAGATGATAACGATGAAAATCAATCATCATATAAAAAGTCACATAAAAAATTCATAGATGATATGAATTTGGAAGATATTTATTAAGATAAAAATTATAATAAATGAAAAATAATAAAACTACAAATATAGAAGAAAGACTAAATTTATTTTTAGAAAAAAATTGCCCAACAGACCCTGGTAAATGGTCTGCATCTAAATCGGCAGCAAAATCTAAATTTGATGTTTACCCATCTGCATATGCAAATGGATGGGCTGCAAAGAACTACAAAGCAAAAGGTGGCGGTTGGAAAACTTGTAATGAGGGTGTAGAATTAAATGAAACATGTTGGGATGGGTATAAACAAGTTGGAATGAAAGACAAAGATGGTAGACAAGTTCCTAATTGTGTTCCTATAAATGAAGCAGAAAGTGCTGCACAACAAGCTGCCATTGCTATTAATATGAAGAAAAAAGGTATTAAACCTAAAAACGAAGAAGCACCAATGAATCCTGCTACAAATCAACCTGGTGGATATTGGGGAGATGAAGCAACTGAAGATATTAATTCAGATAATGATGTAAATAATGGTTTAGTTGAACCAGAAGAATATGATGTAGAGGATGAAGATATGGCAGATTTCATTGCTTTTATGAGAGGATATGATAAAAACCTAAATGAAGGATGTCAATGTTTAAGAGAAGCTGAATATCAGGGTAGAGAAGTTCAGTTAGGTAAACCAATGCAAGGTGATGTTAAGAAATTTAAAGTATATGTTAAAAATCCAGCAGGTAATGTTGTTAAGGTAAATTTTGGACAAAAGGGAATGAAAATTAGAAAATCAAACCCTGCTGCTAGAAAATCATTTAGAGCAAGAATGAATTGTGATAGCCCAGGTCCAAGATATAAAGCAAACTATTGGAGTTGTAGAAAATGGTAAAAAGCTTGGAAATTATAAAAAAATTTATTATCTTTATAGATACTTTACAAATTAAAAATGGCAGATAAATCAGTATTAGGTAGGTTACAGAAATTATTTTCAACAAACACCATTGTTCGTAAAACGGAGAAAGGATTAAAGGTCATTGACACCGATGAGTGGCAAAATATGACCACAAATCTTGTTGACCGATTCATGAAGTTAAAAGTAACTAACTATGGAACAGGTCAGATGGAATCATCTATGGCATACCAACAAGTTCGTATAGATTTATTTAGAGATTACGATTCAATGGATATGGACCCAATTTTATCATCGGCATTAGATATTTACGCAGATGAATGTACTGCAAAAAATGAACAAGGTAATGTTTTAAAGATACATCATGAAGATGATAATATCAAACAAATATTAGAAAACCTTTTTTATGATATTTTAAATATTGAATTTAATCTTTGGCCTTGGACTAGAAATTTAGTTAAATATGGGGATTTCTTTTTACAATTAGAAATAGCAGAAGAAGAAGGTATTGGTATTGTAAATGTAATGCCGTTATCCCCATATGAAGTAAGTAGAATTGAAGGGTTTGACCCGGCAAATCCACAAAGAGTAAAGTTTGCATATGCTCCATATCAAAACCCATTAGGTGCATATGGTATGAGTCCAAAAAAAGAATTTGAAAATTACGAAATGGCACATTTACGTTTGAACTCAGATTCAAATTTTTTGCCATATGGTAAATCTATAATTGAGGGAGGAAGAAGAGTGTGGAAACAATTAATGTTGATGGAAGATGCAATGTTAATCCACAGAGTAATGAGAGCACCTGAAAAAAGAATCTTTAAAATTGATGTAGGTAATATTCCACCAAACGAAGTGGATAA